GCATCCGGTAATAAGCCCTGGGGTCCGATAAGGGGGGGGCTGTTATAACAGACCTCGAAGTCCGGTATTACTAACTCTTGCGAAGTGTTAGTTAGGTCGATGGTCGTCCGATAATGCGTTCGCGGCTTTCCGCCATGCTCCGCCATTGTCCACAGCGCATCCACAATCGCGAGAAACCTTTATAGATCGCTGGACACCGATGCGGATTCGGTCGATATTGATATAAGCCGAACCACGCTGGATCGGCCATTCACAATGGAAGGAAACCCCATGGAACCGATTCTTTCGCCCGACCTAGCCGATGCAGCGGTCATGCTCGAAGCCTACGCGGACCGCGTTGCGAATCAATTGCTCGCGAAATGCGGCAACCGGCCCGATGTTCGCGTTTGTTGGTCCGACGATCATGACGGATATATCGTCGTGGTCGATACTGCCCGGTGGTCGTCCAGTCGCTTTGTCCAAGTGACGGATTGGCTTGAATCCTGATAACCTTATCCCGCGCGGCCACGCTGGCCGCGCCTCACTCACAATGGAAGGAACCCATGAAACGCAAGAATCTTTATATGACCGTGAACGATCTCGTACGGGAATTGCAGGATCAGCAGCGCTGGGGAAACGGTTCGAAGCATGTCGTCATCGGCGATCCCGAGGAGAATCCCTCGACCCTAAGTAGGGTCGAGACTGGCCGCGTCGAATTCCAGAAGGATTATTTTGCGCCGCGACGAGTTCGCGAATGCGTCGTGATTCAATACGGACCGAACGCGCGTTATTGACTCACCCGCGCGGCCACGCTGGCCGCGCCTCACAATGGAAGGAAGCACCGATGATAGATCCAGAATATTTGATCTCGGTTCTGGAATCCGATGAACCGATCGGGTTTTGTATCGGATGCGGAGAGGAGCACTATGGAATCGAGCCGGACGCCCGCAAATACATTTGCGAGGAGTGTCAAACGCCGACTGTCTACGGCGCGCCCGAATTACTGATTATGGGATATGCATCATGAAGGTGAAACGGCCGAAATTCAACGGCGCCGTGCTGTGGCGCGGACCCTCGCGCCTGGACGGCTCGCCTATCGTCGCGATCATAACGGGATTGCGTACAGCGTCATCGAATCCGAAAACCGGAGATATGCTACAAACGTGGATCATTCGATCGGACATCCATCCCACGGATGCGATTCGGACCGGCGCGGATTCGGCCATATGCGGTAACTGCCCACACCGGGCGCAACCCGGAAGCGGGATCCGAACGTGCTACGTTCTTCCATTCGCATTCAATTCCGTGTTCGACGGATTCCGGCGCGGAATTTACCCATTCGTGCCGCCCCATAAAATCGCGAGCATGATCGGCGGGCGCGCGCTTCGGATCGGATCATACGGCGATCCCGGAGCGGTGCCGGTTAAGGTTTGGAAAACGCTCGCCCGCGCCGCGTCCGGTCATACCGGCTATACCCACCAGTGGCGCCGGTTTCCGAGTCTGAAATCCGTATGCATGGCTTCATGCGACGATGAATCCGATCGGATCGAAGCGGTCCGGCGCGGGTGGCGGACATTTTCGGTAATCCCAGTCGGCGCCGAACATGCCGAAGGGGATATTCCATGCCCTGCGTCCGAAGAATCGGGACGAAAAAAAACCTGCGCGAATTGCAGGCTATGCGCGGGAGTTCCATCCGAGCATTACGAACGGGTTCGTTCCGTTTCAATTCATGCGCACGGGAAAGCGCGGAAGCGCGTCACAATTCAACCTCTAACGATTGGATCAACCTCATGAGAATTAAGATATTCGCGCGGACATGGCCGCCCACGAAACCGATCGACAAATGTCGGACGATTCGAGAAATCGAAGACATCAACCCGGATCGATGCCGCGAAACCGCGCGCGAATTGTGCCGCGTATACGATTCGGATCGGACCCCGGCGCAAATCAAACGGAATCACGCGCATGAATGGACGGTGATCGCATGATGATCAAATTCCGCCCGCCGCACGGACCGGCGCGGGATGTCCGGATTGTCGTTTGGACATCGACGCGCCTAGTGCCGACTCACAATTCTGGATCCCGTTTCAAGTATCGAACCGGTTGTGATGGAAACGGGACGAAGTACGAAACGCGCCCCGATGGTACGTGGAGGGCTTGCCGATGATCGACCACGTTCGCATATCGTGGTCGACGACGTCCGGCCAGTCCGGATCGGTTCGGCTTCCACGATTTGAAGCGGCCGAATATGTCCGGAGATTGATCCAGCAGTACGGGCGCCGGTCCATCCGGATCAAATCGGAGCCCGCGTAGCCTAGCGCGACAATCCAAACCCCATGCGGGCCCGTGTTCGTCTCTGGACGGCGCGGGCCCGTTTTCCATCCCAAACCCCATGCGGGCCCGTCAACGTCTCACCAGGCGTTCTCGGGCCCGTCTCGATTGGACCACCATGAACTACATTCTCCGAATCACGATCGGACGCCCTAGCGACGACGAGGCGATCCATTCATTCCAGTACGTCGGAAGCCGGTCCCGATGCCGACACGGACTGGCGAACCGATATCGCAGCGCTCGCGCCGCAGGCTATGAGGTTGCCCGCTCGCCGCTACGCCCGATGTCCGGCATCGTTCAATGCCAACGCGGCGCGCTCGTCCTGATGGAGATTCTCGCGGATCCGGACGGAGAGCATGATCCCGCGATTCCAGAACCGATGGAAACTATCGGAGCGAACTAACAGACGGCAGCGCGTTATCGGACCGCGCGATGCTAACAACGACCCCGAGGTCCGAAATAACAGTTAGGACATCGTGACGAATTTCACGAAGTCCAGAAACGGCAGAAAAGGAGCCGATTCATGAGTAAGGATGCCAGGATCACCGCACTCGCGGTAATGAAAAGCATGATTGAGTCAGGGAATTACAGTGTCCCCGACGACTCGTTCGAGGTGACGTTGAAGCAGTTTATCCAGATGATCGACCGCGTGGCTGGACCCGCCACCGAGAATCCGGGTGGGTACTCAACTCCACACGCCAAACCGGCGGGGGGGCGGGGTGACGTGACCGACATGGTCGTCGGCCAGGTGGAAGACAAGGGCAAGTATTGCCGCGTCTCGGTTGCATCCAACGGCGAGCGATCGCAGTGGGTATCCGCGTGGGACAAGGCGGCCGACGCGGTGCGGGGGATGCCACCGAACACCAAGATCAAGGGCATTCTCCAGACCTCCAAGGACGGCAGGTTTGTGAACCTCAAGGACGTGCAGGTCGTCACCGAGCCCGTGGACATACCGTTCTGATGTCTATCGTCGATCGCATCATCCGCGAAACCGCGCCCGTCTTCGGTCTGCCACCATACTGGTGGCGGGCCGTTGACGGGAATTGTTCTTACGTCACCAGGAAACCATCGGTTTCAACCTACAACATCCCCGACCATTTCGATCAGACCACCCCGGAAGAACGTGCGGATTGCTTCGCGGTAATCGTCGGGAAAGCGCAACGTATGTTCCAGGGTCGAGATCAAATCCTGCGAGGAACCGGAGTCGGAAGTGGCACTTACGCCGTGGCCTCGTTACGCTGGCAAGCGATGAAGGAACTGCATCCGTTCTACTGTTCGCTGGGCGGGGAGCAGGGAAACGCCGCAAGAAAGGAGTTCCTAGAAGCATGGAAGAACGAACGGAATTCCATCGGGATCTGGACCGAGCGTTTGAAGACCTCAAGGCGCGGATCGGAGAAGAGGACGCGGAATACCTCGTCGCGGTCTTCACCGAAATGATCTTGGCGGGTATTCTGACCGAGTACGAATTTCTGAGTCTGCTGGGACTCATGTAAGAAAGGGAGCGAATGCCGCTCGAAGACATCAAAGACAACAAGGGCGTCACCACGACGCGGTTCACGTTCCCGGTTCCGATCACCGGGACGGACGCCGCAGTTGATGACCCGACGCCACCGGAGTCGATACTCCCAGGTGTGGCGTGGCGAGGACACACCACCCTGCTTTCGGGCGCACCGAAGGCGGGCAAGTCCACGCTGATCCGCGACTGGATCCGCCGCATCGGACTCGCACACTTCAACGAGAACATGCACTCGCACTTCGTTCTGCCCGACCGGCTGGTGAAGGCTGCGAAAGTGCTTTATTTCTCGGAGGAAAACCCGTTCGCGTGGAATGCGTTTTTCGCGGGGTTGCAGGAGGATGAGGTGTGCCGCTCCTCTTGGTCCGCCGACCGAGAGCCGCAGTCGGATTTCGATTGGTTTCAACTCTACGATCGGAGGCACACCGGGATCGCACCCGTGCGTGCGGACGAACGAAAGTATTGGGTTGATGCGGTTATCGAGATCGTGAAATTGCACAATATCGACATGGTGGTCGTTGACCCGGTGACGCGGTTCCTCGCGTTGACATCCGAGAACGACAACATGGAGGTTCTTTCCGCCATGATGGAGATGGAACGGATCGCCACCGAGGGGAACTGCGCCCTGCTGATGTTGCACCACACCGGCAAGGCAGGCGGTCAGGCTCGCGGTGCCAGTGCGTTCCTTCAGAACGTAGACGTGATCCTGACGCTGCGGAAGCCACGCGATGGGGAGGAAGTTGACGAGGCATCGAACCCCGAAACCGTGCGAGTCCTGGAGGGAACCGGGCGGTTCGACGAGATCGTTCACCGCATGGGACTTTGGTACGAAGACGCCCAGTACCACGGAACCGATCACGTCGGTGCCGTTCGACCCATGAACCCGCAGGGTGATGATGCCGACCGCATCCTGCAATGGGTAAAGATGAACACTCCGATCCCCGGAACCATCGAAGACGATCAGTTCGGTGGATTCGAGAAGTCAGAAATCATGGAGGGCGTCGAAATGAAGGGAAGTCGATTCCAGAGAGCGATGAGAACGCTCGTATCCAAGAACGCCGTCCGTCGAGACGGCAACACCCGAAACACAAGGTATTACCTGGTATGACGTATCTGAACCACATCAATCTGTACGAAATTCCGCTGCCGCCTACATCGAACCACCGGCTGATGCCGATGTGCATGCAGGGCCGCGGACGCCTCATCAAGTCACCGAAGTTCAGGAAGTGGGAGAAGGATGCAGCGGTATACATCCGGAACGCCTGCGACCCGATGACCGACGACAAGGAACTGCACGTCAAGATCACCATTCGGTGGCCGGACAAGCGAAAGCGGGACATCGACGGACCGGTGAAGCCTCTCCTGGACCTCATCGTCAGAAACGGGTTCATCGCCGACGACTCTTATATCCGTTCGCTGATCGTCCACCGCGAGGACGCGGACCCGGACATCTTCACCGGACAACCCGGAACGTGCGACATTCACGCCAAGCCCTTCGCAGATTACAACGGAGTGCCGTTTTGAAAGACTACCGACCAGGATCACCCGACTGGGATGCCGTCAACGGCGAACGCTTCTACCCCACACCCGACCAGCAAGCCAAGAACTGGGATAAACAATGGCGAGATTCCGAGATGTCTTCGGATCAGGACGCGACCCGCGAGGCACCAGAAGGTGGCGGGCAATCCGGGACATGATGTTGAAGCGGGAGCCGAGGTGCCGCCAGTGCGACCGGCTTTCGGAGACGGTTCACCACATCGAACCGATCGTCCGCCGGCCTGATCTTGCATTCGATCAGTCGAACTTGCTACCATGTTGCAGAGAGTGTCACCGACTCCTCGACGCTGGACGCCTGAAGCCCAAGCCCCCGCCTTTCCAGGAATGGAATGGAGCCATGTAGAGCCAGCGAGACGCCTCGGTCCCCTTTCGCCGAGAAACGTCCGACAGCCCTCCCCTCACCGGGAGGGTTGTTGTTTCTGGTCAATCTGGTCAGACCCCTATGCCTCGACCTGACTTGAATCGAATCCAGCCTTCCCAGCCACGCCCTCGGCAAGCCCTTCAGACCGCTTTAGAGCCTCTCGACGCCTCTGGCCGGGTGTCGGCACCAGAAAGCCCCCAGCGGCCCCCAGAAGGCCCGTGAGGACCGCAGGCGCCCCAAGGGATCCCGCGACCCCCTCAGCAGTCTGGAGAACCGACTGCATCATCCCCTGCTGCTGGTCGGCGATCTCCTCCAGGGCCTGCCCCTGGGCCTTGGCGATAGCCGCCGCGGACCTCAGTTGCCCCGGGGAATGGAAATCTCCCTCCAGTTGGGGGAAACCCTTGACCGAGCATCCGCTCAAGATTGGCAACGCGAGCAGAAAGGGAGTGAATCTCATGGGTGACCTTTTCCAGTTTGAACGCGACATAGCAGATTGCCGCCGGCGTCAGGGTCGAAGCGACGGTGATGATAAAGTCATTCATCGGTCTCCTCCTCCTCTTCCTCTTCGATCTCCTCGGTTTCCATTTCGACGTAATGGGCGAAGGCGTGCTTCGCCAGCCCCTCGCAGGCAAGGTCGTTCCCCCAAGCAGTCATGAAAACCTTGGTCCCTCGGCGGTTGGTGCGCGAGTAGACGATCAGCACCGCGTCAGCGGAAACCTCTTCGATCAGTTGGTTCTGGATTCGTAGCACGGCCTGGTCGCGTTGCTTCGGCGTCATCGCTTGCCCTTGAATTTGGAACGGTGGAATGGCTCGCCCCTTCCAGAAGGCATCGGTTCATAGTATCCCACTCCGTCGATCACAATGCCAGCACCTAGATTGGGACGCTGCCACAACCCCTTACCGTAGCGCATTGCGGCATGTTCTTCGTCGATACCGCAGCCGGTGTCTAGGCCGAAAAGCCGGACCCCATTTGGCCCGGAAATGTAGTGAACGCCTCCCGCGCAATGGTTGTGTCCGCAAACCACACTGACCAGTGCTTTCTTCACGGCAGAGAGGGCCGGTGCCATGCCGCCCCCGCCCTGATGAACATATTTTACCTTGTCGATGGTCACGTCCTGAACCCACTTCCATTCGGGGGTGTCCCATGCTTCCGAGTAACCCTTGATGAACCGGGGGGGGATAGAAACAGACGCGCCGAGTCGGTAGACCCGTGCGTCATGGTTTCCGATCGTGACAGTCGCTGGACTGAACGCATCGTGCCACCTGCGGACTCGCTCGAACGTCTCCGCTGCTTCGTCCTCGGCCCCTGGTGCATCCGGTTCCTTGGCGTGGAACGAGATGCAGTGCATGTCCAGGATGTCACCGATGAAAACGACGCGATCGGTTTCCCACTTCTCAGCAAGGGACTGGCAGAATGCCATGTACCCCGGATGACAAGCAGGTTCGTGAACGTCGCCGATGACGAGGACGCGAGTCATCTTTTAGATGCTCACATAACTCGTTGCGGACGGACGCTTGAATTGCAGCGAAACCCAATCGAGGTATGTACTGAACGTCCCACTTCCGCCGCGTCCTCCGCCACTAAAACTGACCAACGGCATCAATGCTGTACCGGAGCCTTGTGTGAGCGTGCGAGAATCATTCCATCGAATCGTGCCATCGACGTACCCGGTGATGTCCCACCTACTATTCGAGTTGTCGTAAACCATCTTGACGGCGAGTCGGACCCAGTTGTTCAACACGGAAGCGTTCGTAATCGTGGTTGAGTCGACGGTGGAACTTCCGGCGGCTGTGACATCTTTCACATACCCAATGACGTTTGAGTAGGCTTGACTATCTGTGCTGTGGGGGTTTGCGTGCCTCATAAGGGCGTGCTTGCCACTGGAGTAAAACGTGTTCGGAGGAGTCACGTTTTCTCCAAAGTCCGAAGTCCACTCAATGAACCCAACCGTAAATAGAGTCATCATGTCCTGGGAACTGTCAGCGTTGTCAATCCTTCCCCTTGCTTCGATAAGTATTTCGTGTCCGTCTGCAAGGTCAGAAGTCTCGAACATCGTTGGACCCCACCAGTTTGCACGATCATATTGTCCGTTGATCGTCATCAGAACCGGCCCCATTGCGCCCGCTTTTACGGCTGATTCGTATGTAATTCCAGATTGTCCGGTGCGGAGAAACACGCCGTTATGACCGCTTCCCAGATCATCGGGTCCGGTGTAAAGAACATCATCGAAATACCGAACGGTAGTTGCGTCGGGATTTCCGCCGCCCCATTCGTTTCCGCCGCCACCGCTGCTTGGTAGGTTCGTCAACTGCGAACCGTCCACCGCCGGAAGCCTGGAAGCGTTGTCCAACTGGACGATGTTCTGTCCACTCGTACCAACGTCTTCAGTCGCAGCCGTACCAAGTTGCAAGACAGATCGGGCTGCGGTTTCGTTTGCCGCCGTAACTACTCCGATCATGGGAGCAGTTGCAGATCCTGTTCCGCCCCTTGCAATTGCCACTGTCCCGGAGGTCAGGTTGTCTGCGTCGTTGGCCCCCACCGCGTTGCGGTAATCGGCAGCCGTCGATTCCGACTCGTTGACCTGGACGTGGCCGAACGAGTCCACCACGATCTTGACGGGGTACTCCTCGGATCCGACGAACGTACCCGGCCCGTGGGCGATCGTGCCGCTGCTGGTAATCGTGCCGCCGGTCAGCCCGGAACCTGCTGTCACAGACGTGACCGTACCGGCGGGGGGGGATCCTGTAGACGCGGAGGTAATGCGACCCTGGGCATCGACCGTGATGTCTGCTGTGGTGTACGAGCCGGGCGTGACTGCGGTGTCCGCGATCTTGTCAGCGGTTACCGCATCGTCGGCGATCTTTGCCGTTGTGATGCCGGCGTCGTCCAGCGACACCGCCGGAGTGGTGGTGCCGTTCGCGACCGAGATGGGGGTGACGCCGGTGACCTCTGTAACCGACCCACTGCCGCCCGTGGAGGTCGGGGAGCAGTACGTCACCTCGGAGTCCGTCAGGGTCACACCGATGGTCTGCGAGCCGTTGCTCTCGACCACCTGGACCTCTGCCTCGACCGGGGTGTTGGATCCGATCTGGAGGGTGGCATCCCAAATCGAGTTATTGGTGGCAACGACCGTGGCGATAGAAAAGGCCGCCGTGCCGCCGCTGGTAGGCTCGGAGTCGCTGATGGTCAGCCCATCGACCTGGAACGTGACGCTAACGCCGTCGCCGGGGTCCGGAGACACCGTGACGTTCATGGTGGTCGCACCGCTGTTCGACAGAAGGATTCTGGTTGGATTGCAACTCACGATTTGTCCCCGAATGGCATTGCCTTGTTCAGTTTATCACGCCTTTTCCCGCATCCGCAATCCTTTCCCGTCTTCTCGGCCACCTTCTCGACCACGGCCTTGATGCCGGTCTTCTCGGTGATCCTCTCCACCAGGTCGCCAAGTCCGTCCATTTTCTTCAGCGGTTTCATACGAAACTCCCGGTCAAAGTGATGTCTTGCTCTCTGGTGGTCTGGGCATTGATCCAAATTTGATCCAGCGTGCCAGTCGCGTCAAACCCACTACAGCACGGGTTGGTGCTGGCTGGCGGAAATCGGTCAGGCCGAACGTCTACCGGAATCGTGGCAGAGAACGTGCCGGTCTGGGTGCAATCCGTTCCAGGCGTGTAGTTGACTGTTGTGGATGTGGCCGTTCCTGCCCCCGACTGCCAGCGATCGCAAACCGCACCGATCAGGGTCTGCCCGACCTCAACGTCCCCGTCGCAAATCAGATCGCCACGGCAGTCGCCGCCTTCGTCTGTTCGAGTAAACGTCCATCCGCACCCCAGACGGTAAGTCTTTGTTTCTGACCACGACCAAGCCCAAGAGTTCTTCGGAAGCCTTGAGCCGTCGCACGTTGTTGTGCCGCTGTCGAGATAGTTGTAAACACTGAAACTAATCGTAAGGTCAACCTCGATTTCGTATTTGCCAGATCCCACTGACACGATCGAATAGTTGCCTGCGCTAATGCCGTCTACACGCCACTGGTATTGGTCGACTCCGGCGTTGCTGCTGACAACCAAAGCCCCGCCACCGCTGTACCCAGTGATTTGGAACCCAGGAGAGAGCGAATTGTCGTACTTGTATTTCATGCACTCGTCAAACCCGCAGCAATCATTCGGGAAAATGTCGGTGATGCAATCGCAACAATCATCGAACGCAGTCGAAAAGTCCGTGCAAGTCGTTACCTCTACGTCGTAACTGCTTGAAAAGTCCCCCCAGTGTCCGCAGAAATTGTTGCTTCCCCCGGTGTATTTGTAGACCTTGCTTTGGTCAAACCCGCACGTTTCAAAGTCTGTTGCAGGCATACGAAGAACTTGCCCGGTCGTAAAGTAACACGGACGGAAATAGACGTAATCCGAACAGCAGCAAAGCCGCGCAAGCGTCATGTGCAGGCCCCATCGAACTGGTTGGGGTACTGGAAGACAACAAGTTGAAAGTCTTGCGTGTCAGGCTTTGCGGTCGAAGTCCAAGCCATGACGTAGGCCCCGTCCGGAACCGGCTTTAGTTCGTAAGTTCCTGGAAGATTGGCGACCGTAATTCCATACTGCGTCGTCGCGTCGTTGCCAAGTTCCCAAAGGTTCAAGGCAGTCGTACTTTCGAAACCCAAGTCAGTCTGCACACCAGCGGGAAAAGCGTACTCGTCGCCCCAGTCCATTGACTTGATCGAGTAAACCCATTTGCCACGGTCCACGCCATCGTCTTCTCCGTCAGGGTAAACCCTGACCGAAGACTGGACCTTGCACATGATGGGACCGTACCAAATTCCCGTAAACATGGATCATTCCGCTGGGTAATAACAAACCGGAGCCGTGATTGCGGCAGAAGCAACTGACCACACCGCTTGAGGCATCAGGTCTGACATGCTGGTGACTCGGAACGCTTCGTGGTACGAGGTCGTCCAGAAAACAGCGAACGCAGTGGTCATAACTCGGTCTTTAGTTCCAGCCTTAGAATACCATTGATCCGACAAACCTCCGACGTTTCCACCTTCTGCCCAAATGTTCTGGTCGAAGTGTCCCCACTCGTCCCAGGTCAGAGTCATGGCGACCTTGCTGAACTGCTCGTCAATTGCCGAGACATTGATTGACTCGCACAGCAAAGAGCCGGGGGGGAAACCGAACATCTCAATGTCGTTTCGCTTGTTGACGTAGCACTGGGCATTCGTCACAAATTCGACGTATGACTCATTGGTTTTAAAGGTTGAGGTTCCCGTGGCTGGAATGAATTCCAAGTACGGTCTACGGACAACGAACGAAATCACATATCGGATCTGTTCGACAGCAACGCTTACCGGGTTACCGTTTTCGTCAACGTCGAATCCATCTACGTCTTGGTAAGCAGCGACTTGGCCTCGCCAGTTCTTCGGTTCCCAATACCCGTTCGCAATAGTTCCTAGAGCGGGTCCAGTGCCGGTGGTGTTGGTTGTTGGAACCTTGAAGATGTCATTTGCATCTCCAGGTCCAAGACGCCACGCGCTCGCCATTCTTGAACCCGTCTGAACATCGACAGAGCAATGCGGGAATTGCTCACTGTTGTCGATTTTCATCATCGCGACATTTACGGTGATTTCCCAGAGACCAGGGTTACCACTCGGCATTTGCCTGCATGAGTAATCTTTGACGTAATAGTAAGCGTAAGGAATCGTTCCATTATTTACATCGGTGATTTCACCGAGCGTCATGTCCGCACTGTAAGCCTCAAGCCAAGCAGTTCGATTGCCTGACCCGTCAATCTCTGCAAGCGGTCGCCCGACCACGATGTCCCAATACGTCCCGTTTACATCTTCGAGAACTTGAAACGGCGTGTCCGGCGGTGCCTCGCCCTCGCCAGTGCATTCGCCGCAATAGTTGACGACCAATGTCACCGTCGCGGTGCTGGTCTGAAACAGACCGCCGGTCCTGGTGGCATTGGAACTCTTTAAAACAGTGATGTCTGGGATGCAGGTCATGGTCCGCCTGTGTTTCCTGTTGTTGAAACCGGCCCGGTAGTTGCTGCCGCGTTCAAAGCGGTGTTTAGGGTTGGATTATTTGTCATAAACGCAGTTACGCCAGCGGCGGGATTATTGAAAAACCCGGACACCGCGTTAATCATTGCTTCGCCCATGCGTTCAAAATAAGTGTCTACTGTCAGGCTCATTACAGTGCCGCCGCCAGCGTTTGATTGCTGTTGGGCTAACAATTGAGCCTCAGCCTTTTCTGCAAGCGCTGCGGATACTTCTGGTCGCATTGCCGTCTGAATTGAATTCAGACGCATCCCAACTTCGGCAGCAATAATTCGGTCTGCGCTTGGACCAAGAAATCGAAATTTCTCGACACCCTGCTTTGCCGCGTTGACTTGCGAAAGTGCCTTTCGTCCGATGATTGTGGCAGCGCCAATCGTGAGCCCAATAACCCCCAGGGCCGCACCCATCATCATCTTCTGCCGCCTTTGCATTCCACTGATGACCTGTTCACGTTGTGCCTGGCGATACGCCTGCCTCGCTCCCTTTTCTTTCTTGCCGAGTCGACCTCGCATTAGTGCTTCTTGTCCCTCCGAGACCGGCGATGCCATGCCGTGTCCGAGGGCCATTTGTTTCATTGTTGCCATGCCCTGTTCAAATCTTCGTCGTTCGCCCATCGCAGACGTAAAGCGACCACGCGCCCGACGCATGAAGTCGCCGCGCGGTCTGCCGACCTGCTTGTCAAACGTCTCCAGTTTGGACTTGGCGGAACTCAGGGCTTTGGTCAAGCCCTTCGTGTTCCCTGTCACGTTGATGAAGAGATTGCCTACGTTCGCCATTTGAATGCACCTCGTATCGCTGCCGCGATCTCTTCTTCAGTCTGTTCGCCCGCCTGGCGGCGGAAGTACTCAGCCCAGTCCAACAACTCCCGCGAACTCATCCCCTCCCGCACTTGCCGAGCCATCATGCCGATCTCGGTTGCGACCCGGTGGATCAGCATGTCGATCGGCTCTAGCCTTTTCCCTCAATGTCCCACCCGTTCAGATTCGCCACCAGTCCAAAGATTTCGGTGACGACTTGAGCGGGCCATTGGGCGACTTCGGCCTGCGTTCTTTCCGGCACCAGCGAGGCGGCGACTGCCGCCGACATCGCTTCGTCCAGGTTGGCGAGGACATCTGCTTCCAACTCGCGGATGGTGATCTCTTCGCCCCGGACGGTGTGCTTTTCCTTCTTAGGTTCAAACATCAGGAGTGCCGCCTTCGGAACGTGACTTCACCTTCGAGGATGCCGTCAAGTTCAACCGAGTGATTCCAAGAAACGATGTCAACTGGAACAGCAGAAAGAACAGCAGTTGGACTTCCGCAATTATCGTCCGGAGCAAGACTGACTGTAAGGCTACCGACAGAACAATCCTCCATTTCTCCCGTCAGGTCTTCGCCGTTGTACTTGATCGACAGCGTGTATTCTTCCGGGCTGGCAAGCCCGGCCAGGACCTTGCGGCGGTCGTCTCCGCCCGTGGTGATGTCGATCTCTGGGCGATCGCCACCGCTCCACGAAAAACCGGTAATCGCAAAAGTGATTTCTGATGCGGTTCCCGTAAACGCGCCGGTCAGTTTGTTGCCAAGTCGAAATGTCATGACGCAAAGAACTCCAAAGAAGTCGTGTGGATGTAGATGCCCTGACGCTCACCGTCATAGGCGGGTTCGTAGTCTCGGCCTACCGAGGTCACACGCATCGGACACTCGACTGATCTTGCTGCTACGACGATCAACTGGCCGATCGTCTCGGCCTCTTCCAACGTGCGAGAAAGCACCATCGCGTTGTACCGCACAAGCCTGGGGCTGGTCACCGCTGGGATCGGGTTCAGAAAGTCGTCGCCCTCAAACGTGTAGATGACCGCCGGAAAACCTGCCGCGTGATTCCGAACGAACGGAGACACCGGAGCATCGACCGCCGCGTCCAAGAAATCGTATACGTCGTCCGGGATGCTCACGGCTGCGTTCTCCTGCGGAAGTCGATCAGGCCCATCTTTGTAGCCTTGGTCGCGTTAGCGCAGGCTAGTTCGATGCCCTTGTTTAGCACCCGCAACGCCTCCTGTCGCTTCCGCCTGAATGCTTCCCGGCGAATCTGGTGTGCCATGTTCTTCCTGCCTGTTCGCACGTTCCTGGCACCATCTTCAATCAGGTGAGAAAGCGTCGAGGGGTTGCCCCTGCCGTTCGCCACTCGCTTGACCATTGAGCGAAACCAGAAATCTGTCTTTCGCTGCTTCTTCGGCGCGAACTTGATGCTGCCGCGTCGTCCTGCCCACTTGCGAAATCGCTCCCGAGCAATGTAAATCGGCTTGTTCACCGGCGTAAGCATGTTGCCACGCAGATGCGTTTTGCTGCTTCCGTACTTGTACGCCCCATTCCGGTAGCCGCGCCTCGCAACGTCGTCGACGACCTCGGTGGCTCGCTTCGCAGCCATGCGGGCGTAGGTCTTGTTTAGACCGCCCTTGTCGATAAGCATCTGGAGATCCCGCTGGATCTGCTTTTCGTTGACGCTGTATTCCATTAGAGATCCACCTCGAAAGCGTAGATCACCAGTTCATGCTCGACTTCTCGTACGTCTTCGATCCGCTCGATCGCCAGTTCCCGACCCTTGTAGGTCAGGCGGCAGCCGTAGTCGATTCCCGAGTCATACCGCATCTTGATCTGGAAGAACCGGCGTCCTTCCATCTGCTGCATGCCCTGGTCGTCGAGTTTCCCCTTGATGCTCTTGACCTGGCCCCACCGCGTGATGGTGGTGTCGGTGCCGCCGATGTAGTCGGACTGACCGACGTTGCCGGTCGCGGGCGTGCTACACGTCACGGTAATCCGATGTCGTGCGCCGCCACTATTCACATTGCACCGTCCCGGAAGTTATCCAGCAACGACCTGTAGCCGATGGGCAACTTGGTCAGGTTGATGTTCTGCTGCACCTGCTCGCGGTTCTCGTAGAAGTTCGCGCCCAGGCCGAACACGCACAACTTGAGATCCTGCGAAATCTCTGGCGTGTTTACTGCGTATTCCCAGCGGTAATACTTGCGGTATTCGCAGGACTTGTCGGGACGCACCATCGCGTACCACCAGCCCGCGCTCGTCATCAGATAGAACTTGGACGTTACGTCCGTGGTCGTGTCCAGTGCCGCATCGACTTCGGTGATGGTACCGATGTTCGTCGGCGACCCGACCTCTGCTCGGAACGGCGGTCGGTAGTAGCCCGCTTCCTGCGTGACCGTCCCCGACCGCATGAGACGCCCGGTCCACTTCTCGACTGCGAACACCGCTGCATCCAGCGATCGCTGCGCAGCGGGGTCGTCGTCCGTGATCTCCAGGCGGATGTGATCCTTGAACTCGGAGAGTTGGAACTGGTGTGTGCCGAGATTGGAGAGCGTGTGCGCCATGTGATCCCCGTCCTCCTCCCCAACCCCCCCCACCCGAAGGTGGGGGAGGCGGAGAAGGAGAAAGATGAGTGGTCAGGATTCCGACCAGACCAACTGGCCCGCCGCGTAGGGGCGAAGCCATCGACCGTCCGAACGCATTCGGGTGAGGTATCGCACCTCGCCCTTGGCGCTGTCGGTGTAGGGGTCGAGCAACTGGCTGAACCCAACACGATCGAAAATGCCGTAATCCTCGGTGTGCATCAGGACCGCAGCAACGTTGCCGTCCGTCTTGCCGGGAAGGTTGTTGCTGACTGCAACCGGAAGGCCCAGGATCGTGCCGATGTAGTTCGACTCGCCCATCGTCGAAGTGAGGAGCGGCTGGTACAGAGGTCGGCTGTTGCCATCGACCATGTTGGCGATAGCCGCAAACGTCTCCTGTCCCATGATCCACTTGAGTCCGCCCCAATACTGGGCGGGGATCTTCTCGTATCGCAGAGTCGTGAGAGCCTGCGTGACTTCCGTCGCGGCAGCCGCCTTGTCAGCACCATCCATGATGGTGATGTCAATGTCCGTCTTCTGGCCGTTTTGGCCGGTGAAGATGGCGGTGGGAGTTGCGGCGGCGTTGGCGTAGTCAGCCTGCTGGGTTGCCCACTGTTCAGGCGTGAGAAAGATCGGTTCCGGGGCGTCGTCCGAACCGATTCCGGTTGCGTAGGACGAATCCCAGAGAAGTCCGTGTTCCTCGGCGTGCTGGAGCAGCATTTCCTGAACGGCGTTGCCGCGAGCGTCACGAAGGAATTCTTCGGTGACGTTCGACCGAGCCGCGCTTTTAAAGTTGCGAACCCGCACACGCTCAAACGAACCGACGTGTTCGTTGTAGTCGCCGCTTTCCGCAACGTAGGCGTCGGTACTCATGTCGATACGAGCGTTGACTCTCTGGAGTTCGACATCGTTGCTGTAGGTACGCACGGCAAGTTGCTGACGAAGGACGGCCACCTTCGGCAACTTGCGAATCATCTGCGCCAGCAGATCAACCGGAATGCTGGCACCAGCAATCGGATCTTGCGCCGTGCCAGCGTCAAACGTAGCCGCAGAGCCATCCGAACCACCGCCGAGCGGGTTGACTCGAACGTCAGGGTTGCCACCGACGACCTTGACCTCGGTTCCGTTGATCTCGAATCGGTATCGCCGATCCTCACGGGCGGGGGTAGCCGCTCCAGGCGTGAAACCGAAGGACGGCTTCTTGACGAGGTTGGACACCTTTTCGCGTGCCTCGGCACCACGAATCTGCGTGTCGAGTTCAGCGAGGCGAGCCTCACCGTTCTCCAGAAGTTCGATCGACTCAACGTCGTCGATGCTGTCGTTGCGGAGCAGGATGTCGTTCATCTTGCCCGCGAGTTCGTCCCGCTGCTCGCGGAGACTCCGTGCGTCGTCCATTGGAGGACTCCTAAGTAAGACGGGACTTCGCGGACCTATAGGCCCCCGCCGTCACCAAAGACAATTCGACCAGGCGAGCCGCCCGCACCGTGCGGACGCTCGGACCTGATCGACGGTGTTGCCAAGTGTCGCCGTCCTCAGCAACGATAAAACCCACTGAAACGGAACCATCGAAATCACCTCTTTCGAGTGCTTCGATCACGTCTTGTCGGCATTCCGGCAAGTCGCAGGCAAATCCGAGTTCATTTTCTCTCTCTTCAAATCGAAGCGTCCCCGCGCCTGTTCTGGCAAGAGGTACACCACCATGATCGTGTTGAATGAACATCGAAACAGAATCGTCGACTTCCATCGCACCAGGAGCAATCCGCTCCCGATAGGGTCGCGGTCGATCTCGAAGGATGACAGAAAGGCTGCGGTAGGGAACCGCCACGCCTTCAATCATCCGATACGACCCCGACCGCGTCTTCGTCAACGCTTCCGCCGGCATCATTCGGTGTTCGATCTTCGCCATTAGCCATTTCCTGATTCTGCTCCACCGGGAGCATGTTCGGACCGATGAGAACTTCGTCTCCGCCTTCGATGGGCGTGTACCCCATCATCGCGCGGGCTTCGTTTCGGGTCATGATGCCCGACTGAATCGCCGTCTGAATCGCAGTCACCTGTTCGCTGAACGTGCCGCGAACAAGAGGTGCGGTGTCGAACCACACCCGATACCGACCCTCGGATTCCCGGCCCGGTAGCAACTTGAACCCGAGTTCGGTCTGGATCGATGCAAGGTACGAACCGAGGCAGGTGTCGACGTAAGCCCGCGACATCTCACTGGTCTGCTCCTGCGTCGAGTTCTCCAGGTTGTAGAGGTACTGCGGCGGAACCCCGTACATTTGCGACACCTGGTTGATCGTAAATCGCCGCGCAGCGATCCAATCCTGGTCAGTGAGCGACTGGCCCACCTGCTTCACGTCGGATTCGTTCTGCACAACAATCGGACGCAGCATGCCTTCGACCGTGCCGTGGGCGTACTTGAATGCGTCCTGCATTGCTCGGATTGCGTCTGCCCCGACCGTTTCCTTCGTGGTGATGGCAATCTTGCCAAGACCCGGCATCTTGAACGCCTGCATCCCGGCGATTTCTTGCTGTGCGCCGAGTTCGATCGCACGGCGAGCGACGACGATGGGGCTTTCACCCCAAAGCATCCGCTGGTGTGCGGGCATTCTCCAATGCACGACATCCTTGGGGTCGAGGTCGCCGTATTCGCTCGATCGGTAATACCAACCGCCACGCTCGGCGTCTGGGAGCAACTGTACGTCCCAGGGTCGCACCGGGATCAGTTCATCAACCTCGCCAGCAACGCGCGAGATGAGCGCAAAAGCGTTCCCCCAAACCATTGCGTTCGTCATCATGTGACGACGCCATTCGTGGCTTGTGAAATACTTGTTGGTGTGCTGGTTCAGGATGTCGTCGAGGTCGGGGTATTCATCACACTCCTCCCATCGACCATCGTTGTATTTCTGAATCTGAATCGGGAGCCGGGCAACGTCTCCAGCAACAACCGAGACGGCACGCTGCACCGGACACAACCCGAGGGCGGTGTACGGATCGGCTACTACGTCGTTTGCAGTAGTCGGCTTCTCCCAGTTCCACCAGGTGTCAGGCAGAACGTGGCCGGAGCCGCCGAACTTGGTATGTGAGAACTTGCGTCGGATCTCTGTTACGAGTTTTCCTAACACGCGATGTTCCCCAGATCAGAGTATGCGCCGGGACGCTCGGCCCCTTCGCGGATCAAGACGCCGCAAAGCATAACAAACGCTACAACGGGGTCAATAATACCCATTGATTTGAGTTTGCAAGGTCTTCTGTCGCCATTTATGTTCTTTTCTAGTTGCACATTCGCCAAAGCGTACTCAACGACTAGGTCTTCATCTAACACCAGGTTCTTGTGCCGGATGTATGACTCGGCGAGGTAGGTCGATGGACCCATGACCATGATGGTCTGCGGCATGGACCACATGGGCAGGTCGGTTTCGGGGTTGTAGCGGTCGTCGATGTCGCCCCAAGCCTGAACCTCGGTTTTCATGCCCCCCAGGGCGTCATATCCGATCCTTTTGACCTCGCCCCACGTCCGCAACTCGTCTAATTTCTGCTTTACGAGGTCGTATTGCACCTGATGAGTGCAGATCGTCACGTTGTCGTGCCGCGCCCAATTCTCGACGAACCGCTGATAATGCCGCTTTACGCCCTCAACATGGGGGTCTCGGATGGCCCAATGGTGCCATTTGACGTGGAATTTGCCGTCAATCCACCATCCGTAGCAAAGCGAGGTTACGTCGAACGCTTTTGAGAAGTCAATCGCGCAGTAGATCGGCGTTCCTGGCGGCGGGCGGTCCACTTTGGCGTTGGCCGTCCGCCACTCCGAAAGTTGGATCCATTGCAAGCCCTGAAGGGAGTATCGGCAGCATTGGTAACGCTCCCAGTTGTCGAGGGCGTCTTGCGCGGTGTATTCCTTGAGCAGTCGGCGGTAGTTTGAGACCGGAATGACGTGTCCGAGGCTCGGTTGGGCCTTGATCCAGGTGGATTCATCTCGGAAATCGTCGTCCTCGTCCAGCCCGTAGAACACCGCAAAAACGTCCAATTCGTCCCAGTTTTCGGGTTTCAGGGCTTCTTCCGCCACTCTCCGACGTGTGTAATACGGACTATCGAGTCCGAGTTCGGGGGATCCTGGCGTTGTGACGCTGACCATGAGGGAATCGCGGAGTTTGGGCAGGGCAGACACCACCTTCTGCATGTAGTCCTCTTTTGCCTCGGCAGTCTCATCACAAACGTAGAGAATCGCCTTTGTGCCGTCCAAAGTGCCGGTTTTCGACGCCATAGGCCGGAATCGGCCTTTTGAGCGTCGGCAGCGGGTTTCGCGAATCGTGGTTTCGTATTCGGCAGAATTTGCCTCTTCGTCGTCCTCAGCACGCCAATCACCAAATGCCCGGTTGGCAATCTTGTTCGCAGCGTCGAAGGCTTGGCGGGCCTGGTCCATCTTGTTTGCCAGCACAAGATTATCGGACCCTTCCCAATACATTGAGACGTAGAGCAGCAGCACCCCGCACATGGTCGATTTTCCGGCACCACGGGCGTACTCCCCAAACGACTGTTTGTAGCGGATCCCGTCCGTTTCGGTGAATTTCCAGCAGAGGATCGACCCCAGGAAAAACGACTGCCAAGGCAGCATCACGATTTTCTGCCCCGTCAATTCATGGCCGTCCGCCACTTCAAGGTCCGCCACGAAGTTATTGAGACGTTCCAGTTCCTTTTCGTCGAAATAGATGTCTTTCCTGGTCAGATCGTGCATGTGCCGTTTTGCAGCCATCATTACGTTGTTGTTGACCCGAATTCTGCCAGCGATTACGTCCCGAGCGTAGTCGGTCGGGTGCGTTACGTTTCGAGTCATTCTGTTCCTTCCGTAGGCCTATCCGTGACTTGAATAGAATCGGACTCTATTCGATTCATTCGCCCCATATTCTTATGGGGGGCGTGACTTGAATAGAATACGCCAGCCCAGAACCCTGTGGATTTTTTCGAATG